ATTTCTTTGAGAGTTTTCGCGTCACTATGCTTAAGGCGCACAAGCTCACGATTTGTTTCTTGATGAAATTTTGCCTGCAAAGACTCCATTTCCTTTTCAGAGCTACTCTCGTATATTTTCCCAGTTCGACAATCCATAATTCCTCCTAGAAAAAGTCAGGCTTGGCAACGGATCGAGTAGCGGCCATAAAGCCCTTCTGCAAATCGGTCTTTGCAATCGCCAGCCAGCGGTTATCAAGCTCCGGCATGCCTTCCAACTCATTAAACAATTCGCCAACTTCGGCGGCCTTTTCTTTGATTTTGTTCATGGCGTCAATTTCGGCTTGGCTAAGCTCTCGATACCCTTTGATTTTTCTGTGTTGGTTATCCATACAATTTACCTTTTGGTTAGAATTAATGCCCGCATGACAGTGCGGGACTAGCTATCTCGAAGCTTCTCCGTCCAGATCACCCCCGCTATTACGTTCTAAGGAGACGCAAGGGCTCTGGCTGGCGCTGTTATTTGCCCCACCTGCGCCTGGGGTTTAAACATTTATGTGACGTGGGCCCAAGTTATCCTTTGTCTAGCTCTGCGAACTGTTGCGGGGTCAACGCCTATCAAAAGAGCCAGCACTCGCTGCGATTCTTTGGAGTCCCGAATCCATCTTACAAGTTTCTTGTTAAGCTTAGCATTGTGACGGGTTTCGCCTCTACACGCTCGCCCCTTTAATCTTTTGTCTCTTTGGTTGTCGGCATTGGTGCCCATAAACAAATGGTCTAAGTTTTTACAAGAAGGGTTGTCGCATTTATGGCAAATCACCAAACCTTTTGGAATCTTCCCGTAGCTGTCTTCCCATTCCCATCTATGAGATGCCTGGCGCTTACCTTCCCTAGTCTCGTAGCAATAGCCGTCTTTTTGGGGCTGGTTTTTTGATAGGATACAGTCGCTCACTTGCCTGCCCTCGCCAACTGCCGATCAATACTATCGCGTGTGAGCTGATGCCCCAAGGCTACCAGAAACCATACCGGAAGCCATACGCCACCCGTGATCAGTGAAAGGGCAAGGTGCAAGATGTGTGCTGTCTTGTGGTCTGCCCGCTTTGCTAGTAGCTGTGCCTGGTTCATGTGCTTGCCCTTTGCTTTTGATGACGCCTTGCATGTAAGCGGCCCATTGGGGTGCCCGCTGATCCGGTTCCTGTAAGGTAGCAGTCCTTATCCGGGGCTTTAAGTGGTGGCCTTGAATCTGCTATTTCTTTAAGTGCTTTTTCTAAGCCTTCAAACTCATCGCTCATTTTCTTTCTCCCAATAAAAAGCCTGCACTAACCATAAGCTAATGCAGGCCCTTTGTCTTATACCGTTTTGGAATATTAATCAATCACAATATACCCCACCGCGCACCGGCAGTTAATTACGTTATCAGCACTCCCGCTCGGATCACCTGGATAATCCAGACTTTCGCCGCCGACTGTAAAGGGCTCGTCCATGCCTACTGTCTGGCCATCAGCCGCATTGTGACTTGATCGAGTGCGTTCGCCGCTTGCCGCTATCCATTCCCGTCGCATGTTAAGCCCGGTTGATTCGGCTTGCTTCTTTGCCCCGTAGTTCCCTGCTCCGTGAGTCTCTGTCCTGGCTATCAATGCGCCTCGCTGCCTGCCTATAGTGGGTGCGTTGTTTGATATGATCTTGGCTATCTCGCGCTGTCCTAAGCCTTCAGCTTGACCGATGGCGATCTGTGCCATGATCTGTTCGCGGGTGGTGGTGGTAATCTGCTGTATTTTCTCGCCGCCGAAATCCGCTATGTACTCCGATACGAACAGATCCCACTTGGCCTGCTCCTTAACCACGTCAGGCTTTGATGCACTCTTAGCCGCTGCACTGATGCGCTTAGCCATGCCCTCGACCGATGCCCGCCATATGCGCCTAAGCAGAGACTCGATGCGGCGTATGTGTTCGTCAGGGGATGTCACTTGGCCGGATGCCTCCCAGCGCTTGACCATGGCGAGAGTGGTGCCGGTGATCTCTTTTGATAGCAACCGCTCAGCTACGCGGGATAAGCGCTCAAGCAATAGCTGTTGGTTGCGCCTTTCTCGCTGTGCGTCCTGGTCAAGTAGTCTTCTGAGGGCCATACGCCAGCGCCTTTATCTCATCGTCTGTCAATGTTTGGTTTGGCGGCTGTTCTGGTGGCAGGGTAATCGGCTCAACTGCCATTGATAGGGGAATCATGCTGGACTGCACAAGGATCTGATCACCACCTGCGGGCAATTTGTCATAGCCCTTAATCTCGCGGGTTTCATTGATTGTGAGGTCGGTCGATGCGTCGGCCATCATCCAAAGCTCTAGCCGCTTCTCAGCGATAGCCGGGATCTTGTCAAGGTCGATGTCAAGGGTGACGTTGTTGAACAAAGGAGACAGCCAGGCGTTTAACTCATCCCGGATGTACATAGCCAAGGGGATGACGTTCTCTTCGTAGAATGCAAGCCGGGCCTCTTTGTAATTGGAATACGTGCTATCGCCTGGGATGTTTAGCAGCAGAGGCGGTACGCCAAGCGCCAAGGAAACGTCACGGGCTGCGCTGTATTTTGTTTCAATGATCGCCACGTCGACAGGAGACAGGCCCATCTGCGTCCACTTCAGGCCACCTTCCAGTAGCATCGGACGCCCGGCATTGGTGCTGCCGGTATACTTCTCATCAATCTCAGCCTTGAGCCGGTTAAACTGGTCGTCACTTAGCGAGCCTTCAGCCAGCTCCATAGCGCCGGATGGGGCTGCCCCGTTCTGTAGCAGAGCCTGCATCCATTGCATAGATTCGTTATGCTGGTCTACGGCATAGGCTCCTGCCATCAGCGGGCTCATGCCGTACCAGTCATCAAGCGGATTGAACGCCTTCATGTGGCGTATGTCTGACTGCCCTGTACGTGGGTCTGCTTCAAACTCCACTTTGGCTTGGCCGACGCTGAAATTGTAGCCAGCGGGGAAGCCAGTTGGTGATGGCTTAACGTCCATCCGGTCAGGGCGCAAGGTGTACAGCTCTCTAGGCTGCTGGCCTACCATGACTCTTTCCATGTACCCGTTGCCTGAGATCCTGAAGAAGCCGACAAGGGCGCGCATGAATTCAGGGCCTGACTGTAAGGGGTTGGGCTGGCGGATCAGATCAAGCAAAGCGCTGACCTCTACCTCATTTCCTCGCGCATCTCTGGCAATCCACTTCATGGCAGCGACAGCATCAGCGGTTTTGTTGATAGCTTGGAACGCCACTACGTTCTTCTGATAGCCCTCTTGCGCGTACTGCTTAGCGCTGGTCTTATCAGTGCCAAGCGACCACGATGCCTGATTCTTGCCAGTGAACATCACCGGGCCTGTGCGCGATTCTTTGGCCTGTTCCGGCTTACGCTTAAACCAATCTAACATCGCTCGCCCTGCCTTGGATTAAATAGTATGTCAAGTTTAACGGATTACGGCGCGTGTTCATAGGGAGCGAACTGAGGGGCGCTTGGCTAGGTTCAATTCATCAAAGGCATCTGACGCCGCGTCTACAATGTCATCATGTGCCCCGCCTGGAAATGACTCCAGCTCCTTAAAGAAATCCTCGTTCCAGCTTCCCCGTACAACCTTAACGTTGCCAGCCTGGACCTGAGAAGCGAACGGCCTAGCCCTTACCTCTTTGTCACCACTCACCGTCCTGGCAACCACGTCATACTCTGACAACATGGCCGTCTGACTTCGCGCCTGACTCTTGCCTGCCTGCCCTGGGTCTTGTGCCAGCCTGACCTTGACGGACCTGCCATCCTGAAAAGCCGTGTTCTTTATTGCCTTGTCTACTTGCGGGGAATTTTCTCTGAATCGCTCCATCCCACATACGTACCACATGCCGCTGTCTGCCTTAAGCATCTTGACGCCCACTGTCCAGTCAGGGTCACTGGCTGAACCTTGCGTCTTCTTGGTGCCTGCCTGATCCCAGGCCCTGACCATCTGGCCGGTTGCTGGAGCGGCGTCTACAACCTCATAATCTGACCGCTTGAAGTACGTCCCAGCCGTGGCGCGAATGTTCCAGTTGCCGTCTAGTAGTTGTGCCCGCTCCACTCTAGTCATGGCCTGAAGGTTGGCCAGGTATTGCGGGTCAGCGTCCATCAGTATCTTGTTGTCTTGAAGACTGGACGCTATAAAAGTGAACGACTTTGGTATCCGATCCGGGTTTTCGTCGGTCAGTTCTTTGCTGGTGTCGGCCCAGATAACGTCATCACCCTCGATGACAAAGTATCTAATTACGCCTGACCTTTCCTTAATGGCGTACCCGTCACCATCAATGTACCAGTCTATCCACCGGCGCACCCAATGGTCCGGGTCAGGGTTTAGGGTAGCCCTTATTCTTGACGTTGCCCCGCTAACTGACCTGTTGCGGGACAGCATGTAGACGAACATCTTCCAAGTGAAATGGGTCAGCTCGTCAAAACATATCAAGGGTATTTGTGAGCCCTGCCAATCAAGCCGGTTCTTCTCATGCTCCATGTGCGCAAAGGCGACCTTGGCCCCGCTTGGGAAGCGTAGTGTCAGGTCGTTTTGATTAGGCTTAGCTCCGAGGGCAGAGTATAGGTCAGTTGCGGTATCCCATAGACCGCCCTCGTTTGTAACCTGCTTAGTGGTGCGCCTGAAGATAACAGACCCAAAGTCGCCATTGCTTATATCGTATAGCTGTTCAAGCAATATGGCATATGTCTTGCCGCCGCCAGCCGCGCCACCATAGAACACAATGTCCGCGTTGGATTTTAGAAATTCAGTTTGTGGTCCTGGCTGCGGTTCAATCGCTGTCATTTTTCGACGGCAAGATTACAACGGGGGACTGAGGCGTCATGCTCCCATCAGGGCTGGCAATGTCAACCTCTTGGCGCTGGCTGTGCTTCTTAGGTGACATGCGCTCGGCTGCCCACTTGAAGCCATCCATTGCCGCCCTGGCTGCTTGGGGATCAAGCCCATCTTCTATGGCCCTGGTTGCAACGTCGGCTACCCTGTCAGCATGGGAAAAGCCAGCGGCCTCTCTCGCCTGCATGTAGTGCTCTGAAAACTCTTTGGTTGTACCCTTTACCATCCGGCCTGACACAACCCACAATAGTATGCTGGACATCACTGGAAGCGTTTCATCCTCACATATCTTGCGAAGAGACTCGCCACCCGCTAGACGCTGGCAGACTTCGTTTGTAACTTTTGTTGTGCAGATCGTTGGTCTTGACATGTCTAAAGTATATCATTGTTTCGCACATAAAAAAGACCCTCTTGGAGAGGGCCAAAGGTAGTCAACGGAAGCATACATTAACCGGCATGCCAGCGGCGCGAAAGTAGCGTGGTGGCCGGAGCTGATCCCCGGCTTGCGGAAGGTTCCGCTGGTGAAAGCCCTAATTGCCTTCCCCT